CGTGCCGTTCCTTTTTACAAATGCGGCAGGAACTGTTGTCGGGTCCATCAGCACAAATGCTAGTGGAACCTCATTTACTACATCCTCCGACTACCGCCTCAAGCACGATGTGCAGCCGCTAACCACCGGCCTTGCCACCATCGCTGCGCTTAAGCCGTCAACCTACAAGTGGAACGCTGACGATAGCCACGGCGAAGGCTTTATCGCGCACGAACTTGCGGAACACATCCCGCACGCCGTGACCGGCGAGAAGGACGCGGTGAACGCTGACGGCTCCATCAAGCCGCAGGCCGTGGACTACAGCAAGATCGTGGTCCACCTCGTCGCCGCCTTGCAGGAACTGAAGGCCGAGAGCGTCGCCCTCAAGGCCCGCATCGCAACTCTGGAAGCCCGCCAATGAAACTCGATCTCACCATCAACGAGATCAACGTGATCCTGCAAGCGTTGGGCAATGCGCCATACGCACAGGTCTTTGAACTTGTAGAGAAAATCCGCACCCAGGCACAGGCACAGGTGCAAACCACGGAGCAACAAAATGGCTAATACCTATACCTGGGTCATTGAGGCGATGGATTGCGTGCCTCAAGAAGACGGCGAAACCGATGTGGTGATCACAGTGCATTGGCGCCAGAACGCCACCGATGGCACATACAACGCCACTGTGTACGGGACTGTGGGCCTGACCTACACGCCGCGTTCCCCGTTCACGCCGTATGCTGACTTGACGCAGGATCAAGTCATTGGATGGGTGCAGGGTGCGCTTGGCTTCGATCAGTGCGCGCAACTGGCGGCGAACCTTGATCAGCAGATCGCCGCGCAGGTCAATCCGCCCGTGGTTACGCCGCCCTTGCCTTGGGCCGCCTAAAAGGTTTCTGCATGGATGTCGCAAGATCTCTACAACATCCTCATCGGGGTCAGCAGCGCCGCTGGTGGTTGGATCCTTAAAGTGTTGTGGGAAAGCGTGCGATCCCTTCAAGGTGACATGAAGGAGATCGAGCGCGAGATCCATACCAAGTGTGTGACTAAGGACGACTATCGGGTAGATATACAGGAGCTCAAGGACATGCTGAAGGCAATCTTTGAGCGCCTTCAGCGTAAGGTAGATAAGTGATGCAAACGGTACAGCGGCACATCTTGTTGGTTGCTATCTACACGCTCGCCGTTGTCATGCTTTCTATGGTGTTTGTGCTGCTGTCTGGTTTATTCGATCCTCAGGTCAATAATGACAAGATCTTTGAGGTGCTAGGGCCTGCCTTCTCAACCATTGTTGGGGCTCTTGTCGGCCTGCTCGGTGGCCTGCGTTTGACGCGGGCTTCAGAGGAGCGCGACTGATGGACCAGCTCTTAAATCTTGTAAGGACCGTAGCCCCCACGATCGCCTCAGCGGTCGGTGGTCCTTTGGCCGGCATGGCGACCAGGGCGATTTCTGAGGCCCTGCTGGGCAAGCCAGACGGCACTGAGCAGGAGCTTGCCGAGGCCGCAGCCAAGGCCACCCCAGATCAGCTGCTGGCCCTCAAGCAGGCCGAGCAAGATTTTGCCGTGAAGATGCGCGAATTGGATATTGACCTGGAGCGGATTGCTAATGCTGACCGCGACAGCGCACGGAACCGGGAAGTGGCCGCCAAGGACTGGACCCCGCGTGTCCTAGCCGGGTTGGTTACGGGTGGCTATTTTGGGGTGCTGTTTTATATGTTGATCAATGGCCTTCCAACGCACGGCGGGTCTGAGGCCATGTTGGTGATGCTTGGCACTTTGGGGACGGCCTGGGGTGGCATTATGGCATACTATTTTGGCTCCTCCGCCGGCAGTAAAGAGAAAACAGACGCGATGAATAGGATGGCTCGCAGATGAGCGAATTGTTTCCCAAGGTTCTCAAGTCTGTTCTGAAGCACGAGGGGCTTTGGAGCGACCACAAGGATGATCCCGGCGGCGCGACTATGAAGGGCGTGACGCTCCAGACGTATTCCGACTGGCTCGGGCGGCCGGCAAGCAAAGATGAATTGCGCAACATCCCAGATGACCACTTGGAGGCCATCTACCGCAAAGGGTATTGGGCCAAGATCCGGGGCGATGAGCTTGCCGAGATCTCGCCTGGGCTTGCGGCGTGCGCTTTTGACTTTGCGGTGAACAGCGGCCCAGGCCGGGCTGCCAAGGCCCTCCAGAGCCTTTGTGGGGCGGTTACGGATGGCGCGATTGGGCCCAACAGCCTGAAGCAGATAAAGGCCTGGGTTGGGATCCTTGGCCATAAAAGCGCAATTGAGGCCTTCCAGGCGTTTCGCCAGCATTACTTGGAGAGCCTGGACACCTTCGCTACTTTTGGCCGGGGCTGGACCCGGCGCGTTGCTGAAGTGCGGGAAGAGGCCCTCAAATTGTCTGCGGGGGCCTGAATATTCTCGGCAGTAAATTGCCTTGCCTTAGCTATGAGGCAGGGGCTATATTTGAAAAACGGCGCAAGCTGAAGCAGCTGCGGAGAGTAAATCCGGCGGAGTCAGCATGGCGTATGTAATGACCTACGACAGTTTGCTGGTCGATCTGCGACGTTATCTTGAGCGTGGCTTTACGCAGGAAAGCGACCAGATTGTCTACGACCAGTTGCCTCGCCTTATCACATTGGGCGAGCGCCGTATTGCGCGCGAGCTGAAGATTGAGGGCTTTATTCGTCCCGTGCAGACGCCGCTTCAGATTGGCGTTGCGGTCTACTTGAAGCCAGATCGGTGGCGCGACACTGTCAGCATGACGCTCAATGGCGTGCCGATTTTCGCCCGTGCCTATGAGTATTGCCGCAACTATTGGCCAAATGAGGCCCAGACTGGCACCCCGCAGTTTTATGCCGACTATGACTTCCAGCACTGGCTGCTTGCGCCGACGCCTGACGCGGCTAGCACTCTGGAGATTTTGTATTACGAGCAGCCTGCGCTGTTGGGTGAAGAGTTGCAGACGAATTGGCTGACGGAATATGCGCCTGATTTGTTGCTCTATGCGGCGCTGTTGGAGGCGACGCCATTCTTGAAGAGCGACGAGCGCATTCAGACTTGGCAGGCTTTGTATGACAGGGCGGCTCAGGCCATTAGCGGCGAGGATCTGAAGCGCATCATGGATCGCAGCGCCAACAGGAGTGAAGCCTGATGACTATCTACACCGACGTTTTCGGCGGCGCTAATATCTACCCGAGTGAAATCAGCTACAGCTCAATCGCGCTTTCTGCTGATGTGACGCTCAGTTGGCCGGAAGAGACTTCCACCAATACCAATCTGGCGACCAGGATTATTGACGTCACGCCGGCATCTTCCGGCCTGAGCATCATCCTGCCGGATGCCAACAAGACTGGCACTGGCAATACGATCCTCTTCAATAACCGAGGCGGGAGCACGTTCACTGTCAAGAATGCCGTCGGCACGCAAGTTGTCACGATTGCGGGCGGCGAGTTGTGGCAGGTTTATGTTGCCAGCAACACGACGGCGGCCGGCACTTGGCGTTCTTTGCAGTATGGCGCGGCGGCGAGTGTCGCGAATGCCTCTGCCCTGGCCGGCAATGGGATTGCCGCGGTTGGCACTCTTCTCAGCCAGTCTGTCCCGGTCACGACGTTCAACAGCAACTACACGTCTGGAACTGCTGACCGCGCCCTCATGTACAATTGGACTGGCGCGGCTGGGGTGTTTACGCTGCCGGATCCTGCAGTGGTGGGGAATAATTGGTTTCTCTATCTGCGTAATTCAGGCACGGGCGCCATTGTGGCGACGCCGCCGGGCATTGTCACGATTGATGGGTCTGCGACGCTTAGTTTCCAGCCGGATGAGTCGGCCATCATTGTTTCGGATGGCACCAACTTCCACACCATTGGATTTGGGCAATCTGCGACTTTCGCGTTTGACTATACGGTCATTAGTGTTGCCGGAACTGGCACCTACACGCTGACAGGGTCTGAGCTCAATCGTATTGCGTACCGATTTACTGGCGTGTTGACTGGCAATCGGATTGTCGTCGTTCCGGCGACCATTCAGCAGTATTGGGTCGATAACCAGACGACTGGCGCGTTTACGTTTACGATTGCGCCATCTGGCGGTGGCTCTAGCGTCAGCATTGCCCAGGGCTCTCGCTCTATCCTCTATTGCGATGGAACTGACGTTCTTGAGGCCGACACTGCCGGCGTGTCTTTCCCTATTACAATTGCCCAAGGCGGCACGAATGCCACCACGGCAAGTGGCGCACGGATTAACCTAGGCGGCACTTCGACTGGGATTGCTCTATTTACTGCGGTGGATCAGGCGGCGGCTTGGGCTGCCTTGGGCGTTGCCCAGGCCGGCAATATCAATGGCGGCACGTTCTGATGAAGGCAACGACTGTCGTCCTCAAGTCTGCGGCGGGCATTAAGCGTGACGGTACGCGCTTTGAGGGCGACAATTATATTGACGGCCAGTGGGTGCGGTGGCAGCGCGGCTTGCCTCGCAAGATTGGCGGCTATCGTTCTGTTCAAAAATATCTAAGCGAAATCAGCCGCGGCTTTTCTACATTCACCCAGAATGGGTTTGTTTACTGCCATTCTGGCAGTGAGAATTACCTTGAGCGGTTCACGATTGATGCGAGCTTCAACAGCTCGGTTGTGACTGACAGGGCGCCTATCAATGTGGCCGCGACTGCGACGGTGACATTGACTGGCGGCGCTGCTGGGTCTGTTGATATGATCACGGTTGACGGCGTCAACATCATGTCTGGGTCTGTCGCCTTCACGACGAACTTATCGACCACGGCGACTGCAGTTGCGGCCAACATCAATGCCCACACGTCTGTGCCGGAATACACGGCGGCGGCCGTCGGCCCAATCATCACGATCAGTGCGGCGGCTGCGGCTGGGTCGGATCCCAATAGCTACCAAGTGGCGGTCACGACCACCACCATCACAGAGACGCACACTGACATGGCCGGCGGGTCATTTGCCTACACGGCAAGCGCCGACAATGTTTGGATGTTTGACTATCAGTATGAATCGTCTTCAAACCAAAACTACATCCTTGCGCATGCCGCCCCGAATTTGAGTTGCATCTGCAATGACCAGGGTGGCCAGATTTTCTATGGCGATGTTTTGGGGACGAATAAGCTGAAGTCCATTTCGCTGCCGGCCGATGCAAATGCCACGGGCGGCATTGTCTCCCTGCACCCGTATTTGTTTTACTACGGCACTGATGGAATTATTGGCTGGTCCAAGCCTGGGGAGCCGACAGAGCTTCGCGATACGGCTGCAGGCGCCGGATTGGCGCGCGTGTGGGGCCAGAAGATCATCAAGGGCCTTCCCTTGCGTGCTGGGTCTGGGAGTGCCCCTGCGGGCATCTTCTGGGCATTTGATGCGGTCATCCGCGCCACCTTCACGGGTGGCGCTTCCGTCTTCCAGTTTGACGTTGTCGCGACTGACACGTCTATTTTGTCTCCCACCTGCGTCATTGACTATGACGGCGTGTTTTTCTGGTGTGGCGTTGACCGTTTCATGATGTTCAATGGCGTGGTGCGTGAAGTGCCAAACAATATGAATATCAATTACTTCTTTGACGGTCTTAACAAATCACAGCAGAATAAGGTCTTTGCCTTTAAGGTGCCTCGGTATGGCGAGATTTGGTGGTGCTACCCGCGTGGCGATGCCACCGAATGCACGCATGCCGTCATCTACAATGTCCGCGAAAACACTTGGTACGACACTGAGTTGCCAAATGGCGGGCGTTCTGCCGGCCAGTTTGCAAACTCCTTTGCGGCGCCGGTTCTGACGGGCGTCACTCAGAATGTGGACGGCTACAAGGTTTGGGTGCAGGAGCAGCTGACTGACGAGTATGATGGGCCGAACATCTTCCCCATCCAGTCATATTTTGAGACTGCCGACTTGTCGCGGCTGGTGCAGGGCCAGAACGAATATCTGCGGATCACGACGATTGAGCCTGACTTTGTGCAGCGCGGCGCGATGACTGTGCAAGTTACTGGCCGAGCAAATGCAAGGGCTCCAGAGGTTTACAGCACAATCTTCACGTTCCCTGAGAACCCATCCACGCCACATGAACAGATTGTCATGCTCAAGGAGCAGCGCCGTGAATTACGGGTGCGATTTGAAAGCAATGAAGTCTATGGCGATTATCAGATGGGCCAGATCATTGGCCATATGTCTGTGGGCGACAGGACGGTACTGGGATGAGCATTCGCGTTACTCTCCCTACTGGGCTTGGGTTGCGGGATTGGGCAGATCAGATTGCCTTGGACCTTGATCCTTATGGCGCCTTTGGGCGTCTGGACATTGAGGATCAGTGGCAGAATTGGGCCATGCAGTTTCTCAATAATATGACGCTCAAAGAAAATTTCCCAATCCCCTATTATTTTGATAATTGGCGGGAATGGGCTGAGCGTTTTTGTCAGGCGTTGGAGTAGCGATATGGCGACGATCCGCGATCAGATTATGCAGGTAGCTCAGTCTGACCCAAGCTTTTCTCAGGCGATTGACGCCATGGAGCAGGCGGTCATCAATATGCCCGTCACTCCAGAGGATCTGGATGAAATCATCGCCCTCCTGGAGTTTGTAATCCAGAACCCCGACAAGTATGGCGAGGTTCGTCAGGCGGCGATTGAAGACGAAGAAATCGACGAGAATACGCTGCCGCCTCAGTTTGATCCGATTTACATCATTTCGCTTTTGGTTGCGCTGTATGGCCTGCAGGATCGCCTGCAAGAGCAGGGCTATGCCCGTGGTGGCCTGACTGTCGCGGCGCGGCGTGTGCAGGCTGCCGGGCGTGGCGGCGATACTGAACTGGCGCACATCAATCCCCGTGAGGCGGAGATGTTGCGGCAGGCGGGTGGGGCCGGAACCATCAACCCCAAAACCGGCTTGCGTGAATACAGGTGGAATTGGGGGCGCGTTCTTGCGGCAGCCGCGCCGATTGTCTTGAGCATTGTCGCGCCCGGCATTGGCACGGCGATCGGCACGAGCATCGCGGGCGGCCTTCTGGGCGGCACGGCAGCGGCCGGCTTGGTGCCCTACATTGCCCCTGCCATTGGCGGCGCTCTGCTTGGCGCCGGCACGTCTGCCCTGACGGGCGGCAAACCACTTCAGGGTGCTATTAGTGGCGCTATTGGCAGTGGCTTGGGCAATGTTCTTGGCCAAGGCATTACTTCTGGCTTGGGCCTGGGATTGGGTGAAACTGCCTCGAATATTTTGGGCGGCACTATTCTCGGCTCGGGGGCCTCGGCTATTCAAGGACGTAACCCGTTTAGCGGTGCTCTGCGTGGTGCGTTGGGCGCTGGCATTGGCGCTATCGGCAAAGAATTTGCTGGCGACATTGCTGGCTTTGGTCCTGGCGCTGGCGGCACTGAGGGCATTAAGCGCGGCATTGAGGCGGGCACCTCGGGCTTTGGCACTGGCCTGACTGCCGGGATGGATCCAAAGCAGGCGGCGGCGGCCGGCGTTCTGTCTGGCTTGGCATCTGGGTTTATCAAGCCATCCCAATCTGTGGTTCAGAATATGAGTGGTGAAGTGCCACTGGCAACGCCTGTGCAACAGCCTGACGGCACGCTAGCGCCGGCGCCGGGTTCTGCTGGCGTGATGCCTGACGGGCGCCCTGGCGTGTATCAGGCTGATCCGAGTACTGGTTTCATTGAATTGAAGCCCGCCCCCGGAACTTACCAACTAAACGAACAAACCAGACAGATGGAGTTTAGGCCACAACAGCGTGGCATTCTTGAAACTTTAGGTCTTGGCGCTCCTGCAGGGCAGACGCCGGCGGCTGCCGGCGGCCAGTCTTCTGGCATTGGCGGCCTTCTCGGCGGCAATCTTGCGCCTCTTCTTGCGGGTGGCGCGCTGTTGGCATCACAGGGTGGCGGGCAGGCTCCGCCGCCTCAAACGCGAGCGTTGCCGGCCGCGCAGCAGGAATACATCAACCGTCCGGGCGTTGTCTGGGATTGGGCCAGGATGCAGCGCGATGCGACAGCAAGCAATCTGACGCTTGATCAATTCATGGCGCGCAATTGGCCGAGGGTCACGTCTGGCGAATACAATGCCGCTCCGATGGCGCAGGGTGGCCTGAGCATGGTGTCTCGTTTCGTAAGGGGCGGCGGCACTGGCCG